TCATTAGCACAAGATAAGAGTCTTCCTGTAAATTCTTATCTTGTGATTTATTGTGTGAAAGATGTAGAAAAATATGATATAGTACAATCAGGTGCTAGAATAGAAGTGTTTGATAGATATTATGATGAATATGGAAAGGGAGCACTCAAAGAAATTAAATGGACTGAAGGAAAAGTAAATCCAAAGACATATGGATATGTTCCTAAAGAAAGCAAAAAAAGAAAATAATGATTAATGGGAAGAAATTGTCTTTTCCCTTTTTTTATGCTAAAATAAATTAAAATTCTTTCGATTTATGAATAAAGATAAACTAAAAATTATTGTTCGTAATCTTGAACTTCTTGTAGATTCTTTGAAGGCAGAAATTTATTCTGATGTATCATCATATCGATATGATGATGCTAGACCAAAAGAATTAGATTATGACGAAGTATTTGAGGATGATGATGACTAGCAGATCAAGGCAATTGGTTAAACTGCTTAAAAAATTAATCAAACAGGAACATTTGTATTCAGATAAACAACTGAAAGAAATGAAATCACAATTGAGAGTTGTTGAAAATGGACTTGTTGAATTGGAAAAATATACATCAAAAGGATTTGGAAAATGAAATCGGAAGTTAAACTTATTTCTGCAACACCAGACGCAGAAAAGCATATTGCGTATTGTGCTCGTGTAAGTAATCCAAAAAATCAAGAGAATAGTAATTTTGAAGGATTGCTTAAATATTGTATCAAGAATCAACACTGGAGCATCTTTGAACATGCATTCCTTACAGTTGAGATTAATACCTCGCTTGCGATTGCTACGCAAATCCTCCGTCATCGGAGTTTTACTTTTCAGCAATTCAGTCAGAGGTATGCAGATAGTACAGAACTTCAACTTGAAATTCCTGTACCTGATTTGCGGAGACAAGATACAAAAAATAGACAAAATAGTACAGATGATCTTGGAAGTGATTTAAAAGAAACTATGAGTTTGTTGATTAAAAAGCATTTTGAAGAGAGTTTGAATATTTACAATCTTCTTCTTGCTCAGGGTGTTGCAAAAGAATGTGCTCGTTTTGTGCTTCCACAAGCGACTCAGACGCGCCTTTATATGAGTGGGAGTATTCGCTCCTGGATTCATTACATCACTCTTAGAAGTGCTCACGGAACGCAGAGAGAGCATATGGAAGTTGCAGAAGCAGTTCGTTGTATTTTTACTTGTCAGTTTCCTGCAATCTCTGCTGCACTTGAATGGACTCGTGAGGAGTGTGAGCCTTGTGAATATCAACGCTCTATTATGATAGAATAAATATTTTTGTATATTATTTTTATAAATGGCAATTTATCCTATAGTTAATAAAGAAACTGGTGAAAAACTAGTAGTTGAAATGAGTGTTCATGAGATTACTCAGTGGTATAATGACAATCCAGAATGGCAAAGAGATTGGTCACAAGGATGTGCATCTGGTGGAGAGTTAGGTGAGTGGAGAGATAAATTAATTTCAAAATATCCCGGATGGAATGATGTTCTTCATAGAGCATCAAAAGCACCAAAATCGCAAGTAAAACCTTACTAAACTCATATGTCAAGAAGTAGAAGAAAGAGTATTCAAAACCAATCTAACGAGATTAGTTTTAATTCAAAGCAAACGAAAAAAAGAAAACCAATTGGTTCAGAATTGCTTTTGGATATTGAACCACTTACAGAAAATCAAAGAAAGTTATTTGAAGCATATGACGAAGGTAAGCATTTAGTTGCTCATGGTGTTGCTGGTAGTGGAAAGACCTTTCTATGCCTCTTCAAAGCACTTCAAGATGTTTTGAATGATTATACTCCATATGAGAAGATTTACATCGTAAGGTCTCTTGTTCCTACCAGAGAAATTGGTTTTCTTCCTGGTTCTCACGAAGACAAGGCATCTCTTTATCAAATTCCTTATAAGAATATGGTAAAGTATATGTTTCAAATGCCGAATGATGCAGAATTTGAAATGCTTTATGCAAATCTAAAGGCACAAGAAACGATTAGTTTTTGGAGTACATCATTTATTCGTGGAACAACTTTAGATAATTGTGTTATTATTGTAGATGAACTTGAGAATCTAAATTTTCATGAATTAGATTCAATCATTACTCGTGTTGGTGAGAATACAAAAATTCTTTTTTGTGGGGATGCTACTCAAAGTGATTTGGTTAGACAAAATGAAAAGAATGGTGTGATTGATTTTATGAGAATTATTGGTGCGATGCCTTCTTTTGAGACTATTGAATTTGGTGTCAATGATGTTATTCGTTCAGGTTTAATTAAAGAATATCTGATTGCAAAAATGGAACTTAATTTATGACATTTATTCATCATAATTTTTTAGGTGATCTTGAATTAGAAAAGAAAGAACAGAATGGCATCCGCTTATACCATCTTCCTGATGGTCAGTGGGTGCCTTCTATTACTTCTGTGACAAGTTTCTATAATCGTCAAATCTTTGTAGAATGGCGTAAGCGTGTGGGTGTAGAAAATGCAAATAATATTACTCGCAAGGCAACTGCAAGAGGTACTGATTTTCACCAAGTCTGTCAGGATTATTTGGAAAACAAGGAATTAAACTGGGATGACTACCAACCCCTCTCTAAGTTTATGTTTCATCATGCAAAAGAATCTCTTGATAAGATAGGTAATATTCACGCAATTGAAAGAACTTTATATTCAAAGTATCTTGGTCTTGCTGGAAGAGTTGATTGTATTGCAGAATATGAAGGTGAGCTTGCAGTAATTGACTTTAAGACTTCTGAAAAAATCAAACCAGAAAAATGGTTAGAAAATTATTTTGTACAAGAAATGTTTTATGCATCAGCATATTATGAGCTTACAGAAATACCTGTGAAAAAGTTGATTACCATTATGGTAACTCCCGGTGGTGAGGTTAAAGTGTTTGACAAAAGAAATAAAAACGAGTATATTAAATTGTTAGTTCGTTACATCAAAGAATTTGTACATCACAATATTGGGTCAAATGGAGAATGAATTAGAAAAAGCATTAGAAAATAAATTCTTTTGTTCCACTCGCTTTACTCAAGAAGTTGAAAGTCTTGTCAAGAAAAATCTTGATATGAATTATATTGATGCTATTATACATTTCTGCGACAATAATAATATAGATCTTGAATCTGTACCAAAACTTCTTTCAAAACAATTGAAAGAAAAACTTAAGTATGAAGCAACAGAACTTAATTTCTTAAAAAAGAGTTCTCGTGCGAAATTGCCTATTTAATTCCATTTTTGGAGGAAAAATTTTCCAGAAAAAAATCTCTATATTACTTTTTTTTGAAAAATGATACCATTTGATTGTTATAAAACCTATCTTGCACTTAAAAATCATTTTACAAAAGATAACTACGATTATCACAAATATTGTGGAAAAAGTAGAGCATCACTGAATTCTTTCTATAAACGTAAAGATCGTTTTTGGTTTGAAAAAGTATCCAGGCAAAAAACAAATAAAGAAGTAGAAGAGTTTTTTGTTGCAAGTTTTGTTTCTTGTGATGATCCACAATCACTTTGGATTGGTGAGATTATTAAAAATGGAGAAACTCAATATAAACAATGGCAAAGAAAAGTTCAATCCCTTTCTTATATTTTTAAAGAAGAAATTGAGAAGGTTTTTGAGGCAAAGAATTTTGATAAAATGTTTTTAATTAGTGGAAAAAAACATCCACTAATTTTTAAAGAACATCTTCAAGGAAATATATCAATAGAATCAATGTTAATTTTAAATAGAATTCTAGGATATAAACCAATTTTTGATATAAAATTAGATGATCCGGTGTGGAAATTGACATCAACAAAACTTGTTAAGTATAGTCCATTTCTAAATACCGATGTATTTCGTTATAAAAAAATTTTGAAAGAAATTATCTTAGGAGAACAATGAGTTTTTTTGAATCTGAAGTTGTTCGTGAAGAATTAGAAGAAATTCACGATCTTCAAAATGAAATTTATGGAAATCTTTTTGATTATCCCAATATGGTAAAGGATGAAAAAGTTTACCATATTGAATTGTTGCAGCAACTTTTAGAAAAACAACAAGTTCTTTATACAAGATTGAGTTTGTCTGATGATCCTGAAGCTCAAAATATGAAAGAAAAAATTATTCAATCTGCAACAATGATGGGACTTCCTCCTGGAGTAGATATGAGTATTATTTTTAATAATATGAAAGATTTGATTGATCTGATGAAAAATCAGATTGACAAAACTGACGATTCCCTGTAGAATAACGAAGTACAAAAGCCAAATCCGTACAAATCCGAGGTAACAAAATGTCTTTTGAAAATCTAAAAAAGCAATCTAGTATTGGTTCTCTCACCGCAAAACTGGTGAAAGAAGTTGAGAAGATGAGCACTACTTCTGGTGGTGCTGATGAGCGTCTGTGGAAGCCAGAGATGGATAAGACTGGTAATGGATTCGCAGTCATTCGTTTTCTGCCCGCTCCTGAAGGAGAAGAACTTCCTTGGGCAAAGATGTACTCACACGCATTTCAAGGTCCTGGTGGATGGTACATTGAGAACTCACTGACTACCATTGGTGGTAAGGATCCTCTCGGTGAGCATAATCGTGAACTGTGGAATACTGGTACTGAAGCAAATAAAGAAACTGTTCGTAAGCAAAAGCGTAAGTTGTCATATTACTCCAACATTTATGTTGTAAAGGATCCTACCAATCCTTCAAATGAAGGTAAGGTGTTCTTATTCAAGTATGGTAAGAAGATCTTTGATAAGATTATGGAAGCAATGCAACCTGAGTTTGAGGATGAAACTCCTATCAATCCTTTTGACTTCTGGCAAGGTGCAAACTTCAAACTGAAGATTGTGAAGAAGGATGGTTACTGGAACTATGATAAGTCTGAGTTTGATCGTCAAGCACCTCTTCTTGATGATGATGATGCAATGGAAGCAATCTGGAAGAAAGAGTATTCTCTTGCTGCCGTAGTTGCTCCAGATCAATTCAAGTCATATGAAGATCTTGAAAAGCGTCTGAAGTATGTTTTGGGTCAAAAGGGTAATTCTCGTGTTCAATCAGAAGAAGAGTCTGAATATGATTCTATGGTTGAATCTCCAACGATTGAAAGTCGTGTAGTGGAAGAACTAGAGCAATCTTATTCTCGTAGTAAAGCACCATCACCTAAAGTTAAGCAACCTGTTGCTGATGAAGATGAGGATGATGCCTTGAGTTATTTTCAACGTCTTGCTGACGAGTGATTAATTTGTTAATCTAATATTATCTCCTCTCTTTAGGTCCTCACTAACATACTGTGAGGACCCTTTTTTGTATGGCATAATATCATTGAGATCATCAAAGATTAGATGTATGTATGTTGGTTTCAGTAAAAAGATATTTCTTTTATCATTTTCTATTTTTTCTTCGTATTCATAATTTGTAATTGGTGTTATGATATCTGATCTGTTTACTTGACTATTTGTGAAATAGTCGTAATAACTTACATTATAATCTGATGAGACCTGCATACCTGCTGGAACAATAATTGTACCTGCTGTATTTTTAACTTCTATAGTTTCGTAATGATGAATATTTGAATACAATGCATCATATGAACCATACTTGTTTAGAAGATATGAATCAAAAGACTGTTGAGTTAATGGCCACTCTGTTTGAATATTGATAATATTATTTGAAAGAAGAACTATCCAATCTAATGTTGAATCATTATAAACTTCATATGCTACATTATC